AAGACTACCCACCTTGTGTAGTTAATTTTATGAAAAATAAAGTTCAAAAAGGTGAGGGTAGAAATGATGCTATGTTTAATGTAGCTGTTTTGGCAAAAAAGATTAATCCAGATCCTATAATGTATGAAGAGTGGACAAGAGAAATGATGCCAAAAGTTTGTTCAGAAAAACTCCACCCGAAGGAATTACAAAATATATTTAGAGGAGTAGAAAATAAAGAATATGCTTATAAGTGTAAAACTTCTATTGCTAGAATGCATTGTGTATCTTCTGAATGTATAAAAAGAAAATTAGGAATTGGTGCTAATGAAGCTTTACCAGAAGTAGGAAAATTACTTAAAGTTAATTCATATCCAGAACCTTATTGGATTCTTCCTATACAAGGAAAATCAATAAGACTTTCAACTAAACAATTATATCAACAGCAACTTTTAGGGGAACAGTTATTAAATTATGATATTGTTTGGAGACCTTTAAAACCAACTAAAAGAGATCCAGATCCTTATAGAGATTGGTTGGAAGAACTTGTAACTAATAAACAAGACATGGAAGGATTTGATGCAGTTGAAGAGAGAGACGATGTATTTAACAACAGGATGGCTAGATTTTTAGAAGATGTTGAAGATACAACTGAATTTGACCAAATAGATTCTGATAATATATGGCGGGATGATTCGGAAATGCGATTTAAACTAGAAACGTTTAGGTCTTTTATGAAAAAATTAGGTTATAATTGGAACGAAAAAGAATGCACAAGATTTTTAGAACAAGGTGGAGCAAAGCCAAAGAAAAAATTCCAAAACATAGACAGTAGACATTGGGTGGTGGCTTTACCAAAACAAATGGAGCATAAAAACAAAGATGTTAAATTCACTAAACCAAAAGCTGCGTGGGAAGACAATTAAAATATTTGGACCCCCAGGTACAGGTAAGACTGAAAATTTATTAAAACGTGTTCAACGTTATTTAAAAAAAGGGTATTCACCCGATGAAATTTGTTACATATCATTTACTAATAAAGCTGTGGATGAATGCGTTAGTAGAGTTAGAAAAAAATTTAAAGAATATGATGAAGATGATTTTAAATACTTTAGAACTTTACACTCTTTAGCTAGACAACAGTTTGGTGAGATTCCTGTATTAGATCCAAAGGCCGACCTTTTGATGTTTCATACTCAATACGGAACAGTTAAAGTTAATTATAAAGATAATTATGATGATGCTAAAGTTTATAACAATTGGTCATTACAAATTTATGATAGATCAAGAAACATGAAGGTTGATCCTGTGTGGTTGTATAAACAACAATCAAGAAAAGCTGTAAGGCTTCAACAATTTAAATCAATTATTGCAGGGTACGAACAATTTAAAACTATGGAAACGCCTACAGGACAACGGACACCGGACAGGTTAGATTTTACAGACATGATTGAAAGATATATTACAGATGGTTTAGTGATTCCTTTTAAAGTTTTAATGGTTGATGAAGCTCAAGATCTTACACCTTTACAGTGGGATATGGTGGTTAAAATAGCTAAACAAGTAGATAAAATTTATATAGCTGGTGATGACGATCAAGCTATTTATGAATGGAATGGTGCTGACGTAGCCCTGTTCCAAAAATTTCCAGGCAAATCATTAGTTTTAAAAAAATCAGTGAGACTTAATAAAAATATACATTTATTTTCTAAAGGCCTTTTAAATAGTATGGGGAATAATCGTGTTCAAAAAGAGTTTTATTCGAATCAAAAAGAAGGTAGCGTTCATAAATGGAATTCTTTAAAAAAAGTACCTTGGAATTTAGAAGGTGACTGGATGGTTCTTGCTAGAATTAATGATGTAAAAAAAGAACTTCAACAGGAGGCACGTAACCTGTCTTTGTATTATCAAGATGTAAAAGGTAATAAATCTTTTGATCCATCGCAATTTTTAGCCATTGAATATTGGGAAAAAATTTGTGTGGGAGGTTCTATTACAAGACAAGAAGCATGCACCATGTATGAGTATTTGTTAAACATAGATCACGGATACCGGTCACAGGACAGTAAAAAGTGGAGTTTTGCACATCCAAATCAAGTGTTTACATTTGATGAATTACATTTAAGGTGTGGTATGCGTGATGAAAAAGGACCATGGAATCAAGTATTTAAAAGAAAATTTAAAGATAAAGATAAAAAATATTTTAAAAAATTAATGCAAGAGGGTGTAGATCTTACTAAACCACCTAAAATTATCATAGATACTATACATCAAGTAAAAGGAGGAGAAGCTGATAATGTAGTTCTTTCTAGTAAATGTAATTTTCCCTCTCATTTTGAAAAAAAAAATGTATCAGAAAAAGTAAAAGAACTTCGGGTGTGGTACACAGGTGCCACCAGATCTAAGCAAACTCTTCACTTATTAGGCACCTATCATCAATATAATTTTCCATTAGGAAAATATTTCAAACAATACGAGGCTAACTATGACCAACAAAGATATATTTAATAATGCCTTCCCGCAGGAAAGACAGGTTGGGGGAGCCCATTATAAAAATTTTAAAATTCAACCTTATGAATTTATATCTAAAAATAATCTTTCGTTCTTTCAAGGGAACGTAGTAAAATATGTGTGTAGATATTTATTTAAAAATAAAGTAGAAGATTTAGAAAAAATAATTCATTATTGCGAGCTAGAAATTTTAAAAATTAAAGATGATAGTAAAAAGCCCTAAAAAAATCTTAGCACAATCTTTTAAATTGCCCACAAAAATAGAAAAATTATTATGGGAAAAATGCAAAGAAGCTAAGATTAAATACAACAATAGATTAGTAGGACACATTCAAGAAGAATACCAATTAAATGTAACAGAAGAAATGAAAAATTATTTTTTTAGTATATTAAATGAAGGTCCTA